TGTCAGATAACGAAGGATTAGTAAATCCTGTTGATTATCAAGTTGACGCATTTATTGACCACCTTGACAGAAACGGTGGGTCTATTAAATCATACACTTTAAGAGGTTGTTTCCCAACAGAAATCTCCGAGATTCAGTTGGATATGGATCAAGCTACTGAAGTTGAAAAGTTTGATGTATCGTTTAGATACCTAAATTTTGAGTCAAGAACGACTACTTAATAGTTGAATAAATAATTAGTACAAATAAAGTGAGGATATAAAATGGCAGAACTTTTCGGTTTTCAAATAACTAGAGTTAAACAAACTCCAGACCCGAAACAAAGTTTTACACAACCTAAAGCGGATGACGGTACACAAACCGTCGCCGCTGGAGGTTATTTTGGTCAGTACCTGGATATGGAAGGTACGGCGAAAACTGAGCAAGACTTAATTCGTAGGTATAGAGAAATTTCAATACATCCTGAATGTGATATGGCAGTTGAAGATATTGTCAACGAAGCTATTGTAGCAAACGAGATTGAGAAAGATCCAGTTAGAGTAGATTTAAAAGATACAGACTTTTCTGATAACATTAAAAGAAAAGTTGAAGATGAATTTAAAGAAGTTTTAAGACTTCTAAACTTTTCTACGAAAGGACACGACATATTTCGTAGATGGTATGTAGATGGAAGAATTTACTATCATAAAATAATTGATAGAGAATCTCCAATTAAGGGTATTACAGAATTAAGATATATTGACCCGAGAAAAATTAAGAAGATAAGAGAAATTAAAAAAGGTAGACCTGTACCATTAGCAAATATTCAGGTCATACACGATTACAACGAATACTTTTTATATAATGAAAAAGGTGTTGCAGGACCAGGAATGGCAAGTGGTGGATTAAAAATCGCTCCAGACGCCGTAACCTTTACTCCTAGCGGATTAGTTGATTTGAATAAGAATATGGTTATGTCTTATATGCACAAAGCAATTAAACCTGTTAATCAGTTGCGTATGATAGAAGACGCTGTTGTTATTTACAGAATTGCAAGAGCACCTGAAAGAAGAATATTTAAAATTGATGTAGGTAATTTACCTAAAGTAAAAGCAGAACAATATCTCCGTGATGTTATGGCAAGATACAGAAACAAACTTGTCTATGACGCTTCAACAGGAGAGATAAGAGACGATAGAAACTATATGTCTATGCTTGAAGACTTTTGGTTACCTAGTAGAGAAGGTGGAAGAGGAACTGATATTACTACATTACCTGGTGGACAAAACCTAGGTGAAGTTGCAGATATAGAATACTTCCAAAGGAAACTATACCGTTCTCTTAATGTACCGATTAGTAGATTAGAAGCAAGTCAAGGATTCAATCTAGGTAGAAGTACCGAGATTACTAGAGACGAACTTAAATTTACAAAATTTGTACAAAGATTGCGTAAGAAATTTACAGAATTATTTAATGATTTGCTAAGAACACAGCTAGTTTTAAAAGCAATCATAAATGAAGACGATTGGGTTAATGTTAAAGAGAAAATTAAATATGATTTTCTTGCTGACGGACACTTTTCGGAACTAAAAAATGCTGAACTATTGAGAGAAAGAATTGGTTTAGCTAATGATGTTAGAGACTATGTTGGTAAATATTTTTCAGTTAAGTATGTTAGACAAAATATACTTAAACAATCTGAAAGAGAAATGCACGACATTGACAAACAAATTAAAAAAGAAATTAATGATGGTATTATTGCTGCTCCCAATGTTGCGGTAGCTGGCGATGAACCTGATATAATATAATAGGAGAAAATAAAAATGGCTGATAATGAAAATAAAGTAGATACAGGTCAAATGTCACCTAAAGGGTTTTTTGACCAATCAAATAAGACTACTAGTTTTGTTGACAAACTTGCTAGTGGAGATAATAAAGGTGCAGGTGAAGATTTTAAAGACGCATTAAGAAATAAAGTAGGGGACGCTCTGGACGCAAGTAGAAAAGAATACGCTTCTAACTTATTTAATACTGCTAAAAATGTGATGACACCTGGACAAGCAGCGTCTCACTCGGACCCAAAACCTAATGTTGCGGACCCGATTGCTCAGACTGCTTCAAGGGATGATGTTCAAAATGCAATGACACCAGAAGCTGAACCTGTTTCTGCACCTGCCGAAGCACCTGCTGAAGCACCTGCTGAAACGGCACCTGATTCTGGCGAAACACAAACAGGAGAATAAAAATGGCATTAACGGTATCAAGTATAGTTGGTAATGTTTCAGGTTTTATTGGTAACGACAAATACATAAATCTATCGCCTTCTATGAAGGAAGCTGTAAAGCAACTAATAGAAAGTTTAGATGGAGTAGATTGGAAACAACCACAAGACTTGGTAAACATTATTGAAACCAAAGTGGCAGAAGTATCGGCGGCAACAGGAGTTGTTGAGTCAGATATTAAAGCATACTTTGAAGAGTAAGAAATATGACTTTGAGTGTCGCAACAAAAGTTGATGACACCAATAAAGCGATAGTAAGCGCTAGTGGTGTCGGAGAAGATAGTGGAACTTTATATAGTTCCGACAAAAGTATATCTTTGGCTAATGTATATTACGAGATAAGAGGAAATGATTATGAAGAAGGAATCTATCCAAAGGTGACTCTTACACTCGGAGACCAAACTTTAGTTTTAGAAGGGTTTGGTAATTGGGGACTCAAAGAAGGAGAAGCAAGAAAAGTTATAGACCAAAAATTAGATACGGCTACAACTTTAGAAGTTTCTGCTGACAAAGAAGTTAGTAAATTTAATTTGGCAGTAGAAGTACAAAAAGAAACTGAAATAGGACCACTAGGTTCAATGTCAAATAGTTAGAGGAATAAAATATGGCAGACGCAATAACAACGCAAATAATATCAGATACAGCAGGAGTTAAGTATGTTGTTAAGAGAACAAACATAAGTGATGGTACTGGTGAAACTGATAGTGTGTTAGTTAATCCAACTACATCAAATTTTATGACTGCTGACGCAACGAAAACTATAGCAAAGGTATGGTATTCAATTAATACAGCAAACTCAAAATCGGCAGTAGAGATATCCTGGGGAGGTTCTTCTGCTAATACAACAGCACTAACATTATCAGGTAATGGAGTTTTTGACTTCAGGACTGCAGGAAATGACATAGCTAATAACGCTACTGGTGCTACTGGTTATGTATATTTGTCAACTAAAAACTTTGCTTTACACGACAATTACACATTGGTTGTAGAATTTAGATAAAAGAAATTATAAATATTAAGGAAAGAGAGAGACAAATATGAGCTATTTAAAACACAAGCCAGGTAGTCTGGAAGAAAGTGTGATTAAAACATTACAAGAAGGCAACTGGCAAATATATGCTGACGGAGCATATAAACATACAGGTGGCGGAAATGATGATAAGTTTGATTTTGTTATTCAAGCAAATAGTGAACAGGATGCTATAAGAAAAGCAGAAGATATGTTAGACAAAGCAAGAAAACAAGGAAAAATAGGACCAACACAAGGCGGTGGTATAGAGGTAACAGATATAACTGCTGAAAGAACTAGTGCTCGTATAAGTCCAAAAGATCCTTCAAATTGGGTTGAATAGGAGATACATATGAGTTATTTAAAACACAAGCCAGGTAGTTTGGAAGAGAGTGTGATGAATGTCCACGAGAAAGAAAAACACAAATCAGGTGTGTGGTTTGTAAAAAATGATGATGGTAGAAAAGTACACAAAGGTACTTATAAAACTGCTATGGCATATCTGAAACACCGTGCTGGTTCTCATACTGCTTACAAAGATGGACACGAACACGATGAAGAAAAAATAAATGAAGCAAGATATGAGGTTACTGGTTCAATGGGATATCAGGATCACGGCAGAAAAGATAATTTTTCTATGGTAATTAATGCCTATAGTGAAAAGGATGCTATCAGTAAAGCAGAAAAAGAATTACATAAAGCTAGAAAGAATAAAAAAATAGGACCAAGTGGTGGTGGTTATATTGATGATATAGAAGATGTAGGAGCTGAAAAAACTAACAAGAGATTAGAAAAACCATCTACTTCTATGGTACACTAAAAGAATTAGGAAAAACTATGAAACTTATAACAGAAAATATAGACAATGTAGAGTACCTTACAGAAGATAATGGTAAGGGTGGAAAGAATTACAAAATCCGTGGAGTGTTCTTACAATCTGAAATAAAGAACAGAAACGGTAGAATCTATCCTAAAGAAACTTTAGCAAAAGAAGTAGGTAGATATAATAGAGAATTTGTAGAGCAAAAAAGAGCTTTTGGCGAGTTAGGACATCCTGATGGACCAACGGTAAACTTGGAAAGAGTATCGCATATGATAACTAAACTTTATCCTGATGGAAATAACTTCATCGGTGAAGCGAAAGTTATGGATACCCCATACGGAAAGATTGTGAAAAATCTTATAGATGAAGGCGCTAAATTAGGCGTATCTAGTCGTGGTATGGGTTCATTACAAAGAGGTAGAAACGGTGAGGCACAGGTTGGAAACGACTTTTATCTTGCTACTGCCGCTGATATTGTTGCAGATCCGAGCGCTCCAGACGCTTTCGTAGAAGGAATTATGGAAGGTAAAGAGTGGATTTGGGAAAACGGTGTCATTAAACAAAAAGAGCTAGAAGAATATAAACAATACATTAATGAGGCAAAACGACTAAAAATAGCGGATGCTAAGGCAAAAGTATTTGAATCGTTCCTTAAAGGAATGTATTAATATAAATATCTAGCAAAGAG